CAGAAGAACCAGATGATCCTGAAGTTCCATTTGTTCCTGCTGAACCTGCTCCCCCGAAATTTATGATGTTTCCGGCAGAGTCTATAGCACGTATCGTATCTGTCCCAGAAACATTCTGGGCGTACATAGCGACATAACCAGCGGGCGGAGTATCTGGGGATGTAACTTTCGAAAAGTTAAGTTGACCTCCGGTCCCACCGAGTACAATTTTAGCGTTTGACATACTCTTCTTTTTCTTTTTTTATACCTGTTAGTTCTGACCAAGACTTGCCTTTCAAAATGGCACCGACATATCTTCTTTCTATGCCGGTCAAATCTGAAATTTTTTGCTGGGTTAATCCTGAATTTCTAAGATTTATAACTTCTAAAATTTCAATTTCTGAATATTTTGTAGGTTGTAATCCATTTTTTAATGAATGTTTAACATTTTCAGAGGGAGAAACCCACTCTAAATTTTCTACTCTATTGTCAGATTTAATTCCATTCTTGTGATTCACCTGTTCTAGATTATTTGGGTTTGGAATAAAAGCTATCGATACTAATCTATGTAAAAAACCATTGTGTGTTTTTCCTTCCTGGGATAATAAAACTTTTCCGTATCCTTTAGTATTAAATCTGGGTTTCAGAATTCTTCCGTCTTTACATAAACCCTTTCCTCCTACATCTCTACGAACGTTTCCCATATCAGATACAGAATAATTTTCGTAATCTTTAATTTTTTTCCAAGTTTCTTTCATATCGTAAATATAATAAATTTATGGACAAGTTCCCCATGGAGCAGGCGGAATCTGAGATAACACAAAGGGTGATGGTACAGATAAAGTTGCTCCATTAGATATTGTTATGGTTTCACAGTAAGTCACAGTGTCCTGTAACACAGTAAATGTTGTATTAACGGGTATGGTACATGGGAACTGATAAAGAGGTGTGTTTGCTACATAAACTACTGCCTCCATTATGTTGTTTCCTAGTTCATAGGCGACATACTCAATTTCTCTCTCACAAGGAACATTAGAGTACAAAAATGCCTGGCCCCGGTCTACGATTTCGGAATCTATAGCACACACGTTCCACACGATCTGGGAGAATTCCCAAAAGTCATCTTCGGTAGACCAGGTGTAACAATTTAAAGGAGACTGAAATGTAAGGGTCGGGGCGTTAGTTCTAAAAACTGTATAGGTATAATTCCCCTCCGGATACAAATAAATCTTGCCGTTGATAGCGTCGTCCAATCCATTTACGCCCACAAGTTCTATTTCTAATTCTACGAACCTGTAATTTCTACGAATAATAGATGGATTAACGGCAAAAGTCTGCTTAGAAGAAGTGTTGGTAAAGACAATTGTAAAGTAATTCCAGTACGGTTCAGTAGAAACTGTATCCGTATAGATAATTAAATTATTGGTCTGGAGTGGTGTAAGATTTAACATTACATGTCCAAATATGTTATTCCAAAATTTTGACAAATCCAAACACAGAAAAGGCCAGAATACTCTGGCCTGTCCTGGGGTTGTTAAAAAATCAATTAAGCGTAGATGATCTGGGCGTTGGCAATAGCAGCGAGCGAAGTCAACTGATATTCCATTTCTGGTTCGTCTGCTGTCAGGGTCATAGTATATTGGATTGCATCCCCGGGGGCTGTGCCGGTAACTGTTGAACCAGCAGTAACTGTACAACCTCGTGTTAAACCAATCAACCAAAGACCTCCGTTATTATCTTCGAAAATAACTCTGGATGCCCGATTGTAAGTCAGCAATTGAATTTGGTTTCTTTTCGCCGTTGATAGGTGTTGTACATTCAATGTTAACGCCTGGGAGAAAAATGCTGTCCCGTTGGTTTGGGAAACTGTGAATGTAGACGTGTAACTCGCCGTATCTTTAGGAACTTCGTACTGATAAAAATTTCCGGTTGCTCCTGTGAAAGACGAAATACCAGTAGCACCTTCAGTAAAGGAGGTGTAATCAAAATTTGTTGAAATGTAGACTGTCTTGATACCACCGATCTGATCGAGGCAATCAAGTGCTACAGCGGATGTTAACTGGCAAGACATGTGTTATAATTTTTTTTTAGGAGCTGAAATTTTAGATAGTAGAAGCGAACTGGGAAGCGTAGATGGCAGTACCGAGTCTAAACTTGGCCATAAACTTCACAACATCAATTGATGGATCGTAAAAGAAACGGAATCTATCTTCGTCGTCCATAAGTCCAGTTCCGAAATACGCAAATTTCCGGGGCCCCACCAAGATATGTGTGTTGGAATTTAGTCCGGGTGAACCGAAAATTACCATATTTGTACCCGGCCAAATGAATGACATAGGAGCGGAACCAGAAGCATTTGTGATGTTTGGATATTGTGTTATTAACGCATTACCTTCTGCCATAAGAGCACGAACTGCGATAGCATAGTTAGTCATAGACATGTACATTACCAAATCGTCTTCTTGTTTCAAGGCATTAGAAAGTGCTCCGTAGAGATTCCAGATAGAAGCAAAAGCGGTACCAACCGCCAAAGGAACAGTAACACCAGTTGTACCATTGATACATCCATTAGCAATTGTTGCCTGGGAAAGCAGACCGTCTAGATTGCCACCATCACCTTGCCATACAGTGTTCTCAATGTACTGTTTAATGTTATTGACTTTGTTGTTGGCAATTTGTGCTTCGAAAGGAACAGACTCCAAATAAGCAGATGGGGAAAGTTGAGAAGACAACCAAACTGAACGAAGATCAGAAGGACAAAGTTCTTCTTTCATCATTTTGTCTTGTACAACCAATTCCAACTGACTGAACGTGGTTGTGTTTCCTGTAGCTCCGCCTGGACCAGTTTGTGCAACTGAGAATCCACAAGTAGAATCTAGAATGTAAGGTGTAGAATTCAGCAAGTTGATTGCGGAAGTACCGGCAGTTTTACCGGGCAGTACTGTTAGTTGCTGAACGGTTTGTGGCTTCAGGAGAGCGGCGGAAATAAGATCCGTGCTGAGCTGGTCGGTATAAGCCGGGAGTAGGGCGAGATTAAAGCTCATTTTTTTGTTATTTTATTTTTGGAAATTTAAATGGTTTTACTTCTGCTCTTAGATTTTTAAGTGCCTCGAGACGAAGTTCGACAGCGTCTACAGGATCTGTATCCACTTCATTGTTATATGTAGAAATTTTCTTAGCAGCGGGTGTTTTAGACATCTTTTCGGTTTTAGACTTATAAGAAGCCATGTCCTCCTTAACAATTTTAATTTCTTCTGCCATCTTTTCGACAGCAGAAGCAAGATTGTAAATCATTTCTTCGATTTTTTCGATAGGGAGTTTATCCTCTTTAACCTCTTCTTCGACTTTAACCTCTTCTTCTTGTGCCTCGATTTCTACCTCTACTGCTTCTGGTTTTTCTACCGAAACCACTTTAGAATTCTCGTCAACTTCAATCTTAGTGCCGTCCTGTAGAGTGTGTGAACCAACTGGTGCTGGTGCTGTTTCACCAGATTCAGAAATCACTTTAACTTCTGATCCTGGGATCAACTCTCCATCACAAACAATTTTGGTTACTCCGTCTTCTAACAGATATTCGTTCATCTTGACTTCCATGCCGAGCAATAGCTTGATTTGGTTCAGTTTTTTCAAATAACTCATGTGAGAAAATTATTTTTTGTTATTGGTAAATATGTTTGTATTTAGGGTTGACATTTCCCAGATGGGATTTATTTTACATGTGCCCAGGTGTAATCTGAAAATATTTCAACAGATTTTATCGTGTCCCTAACTGCCAAGGCAACATCAGAATAGTTGTGATCGTGACCAGCAACAATGCCACCTTCTTTAATCTTTGGATACCAAGCTTCAATATCTGCCCGACAATTTTTGTAGTCGTGCATCCCGTCGATGTAAACAAAATCTAGAGAATTGTCCGGAAAAAGTTTTGCTGCCTCAATAGAAGTCAACTTCAATTTTGTAATGTTATTGTAATTCTGAGCCATTTCATCAAACACAATTTCGGCATCGGAAAGGTGTTTATCGATTTCTGGATCCCCGATAGCAAAGGGATCTACACAAGTTAAGTGACCAATACAAAGGGCAAACATTTCAGAAGACACTCCCTGAAAAGATCCAACTTCTACACCAACAGAATTTTCGTTAAGATATTTTTGAATGAAATCGAATAAACCCGCCGTTGTATTTTCGTTTTTCAACTCGACCCAAAACATTCTGGGCGTGTTTAACAGGACGTTTAGTCTATCCTGGTTCATTCTTCGTTAAGAATTTTGATGATTTTAGCTAAAATTTTGGCCCTTTCGATGTCTTGAATTTCTTCTTTATCTATAAATGAACCTTCGATACTTAAACCTCTGAGCTTACCTTCCTTCACTAACTTCCAAACTTTAGGGTTTGTTACCCTCATTTTAACCATCCAGGTTCCGATAGGTACTTCGAAACCATACTTAGTCATCGCCTTATCGTTTTCTGTCTCTACAATCCATGATTCCATAACATAGGAATCAGCAGGTAAATCTTCCTGGTGTAAAATATTGGTGTCTTTGTTTCTTAATTCCCTCATGAACTTTTCGGAAATCTTAGAAACTGTCTCCTCAGAAAACTTTACATAGTAAATTTCATCAGTGTTTTCGTCCTGTCGTACAATTTCTAAACCAGGGATCATCGCTGGACCTACGATAATTCGTTGGTCTTCGTCGAGGAACATTCTGGTTTTGGAACCAGTCGGGTTTGTAGAAAAATAGCGGGCAGATTTTGCTCGCCCAGAAACAACATTAACCTGTTCAGTTCCTCGTTTTGCCTCATCTTTTGAATTGCTGCCTGGATTTTTTGTTGGTTGTTCATGTAATTTAACATTATTTTTTCTTTTAGGTAACTCGTCTACATATGGAGGTAAGTTGGAGGTATCTATGGATAACTTTTGTTTTTTATTTTCTACTGGAATACAGTTTGGTGTTCCGTCTTCCTTTAATCCATATGCTTCGTAACCTTCCCAACATGGATTTGGTTCTAAAAATTTATCTTCTCTCCAGGAATCATAACATATCGCTGCTGCCTGATCCTGTTCGTATCCCTCATCGCCCACCAATACACCAATACATCTGGAAACAAATTCATCTTCTGTTTCTCCGCCCTGGGGCTTCACAAATTTCTCCTTACGGAATGCCATCCATTCTACATTAATAGCGGGAGAATCGACAAGTGCTATAGCAGAAACTCCAGATTCTGGAATTTCGTCGATAATTTCTAGTTCAATAACTTTTCGTTTCATGTTCTTAAATATATTTTGTTACAGTCTTGCCAACTCATCTAACTTTTTCTTCTTCTCCAATTCAGAATACATGTCGCTGGCAACAACATAGGTCTTCACAATAGGAGTTTGGGTACCATTAGGCATCATCATTCTATCGCTCGGGGTATTACCAGAAGAATTTATTTCCTCTAAAACTGGCATGAACCTTTGGGCAGCTATTCTATTTACAATAAATTCTCCGCCTTCTAACTCGCCAAACATAGTTTTTATTCCCCCTTGAGAATGGCTTGGTCCCATAATTAATCCGCCCTGTGCAAATTTAGAACCTCCAGATGAAGCAGTTCCTGGTGCCTCTTTATCGAAAGTTGTAGCACGTATAGCGGCAACTTGGGCAAAGCCAGTAGCAATTGTAATCGCCGACATAGCAGCAGCGATAAATGGAACAGCAGCATATTTCATGTACACTTCTACTGCTCCTGTTAATGTATCAATTATTGCTTTTGCTATAGCAACTTTTTTGTCTCTCTCAAAAGCAGCCTTTTCTATTTCGTAGATTTTCTGTTTGTCACCTTCCGCTGCCTTTATTTCTCTTGCAGTTCTTGCTTTGTTAATTGCATCTAAAGCTCCAACTGTTCTATTGGCGAAATCAACTGCAGTGTCAAAAGTATCTTTAAATAACTGTTCTTTTTCTTCTTTTGTTTTCTTAGCAATCTCGATTTCAGTTTCGGAAAGTTGGTTCGCCAAATCAATAGATTCTTTATTGTAATCCTGACGAAGAACAATTTCTGCCTGTAACTGTTCTTTTTGTAAATTTAAAATTGCAGTATCATATTCCTCTTGAGTTAATTTACCATTTTTAAAATCTTCTAAAATCTTATTCCTTCTTTGTTCGAAATAAATTTCAAGATTTTCCAAAGATTTATCGTACTCTTCTTTGGTTCTATCTTCTTGTTCTTTCGCCCGCTGTTCGATTGCATCATTTTCATCTTTGGCTGCTTTTTCTTTAGCCTCCCTTTCTTTGTCTTCGAATTCTTTTATTTTCTTAAGTCTTTCTGCCCGTAAATTTGCCAGGAGAAGATTTGTTAGTTCTTCGTTCCCTTTAGCCAACTGAAATTTTTCCTCGTAGGAGTCATCGATCTTTTCTAATTCTTGTGTGAGTTCATCTTCTTGTTTTAAAGCTTCATCCCTACGTAATTTTGTAAGTTTCTCTGCAAGTTCTTTTGCTTCTTTTTCTTGTTGCTCTCTTTCTTTGTCTCTTCCTTCTTTTGCTTTTGCCGCTGCTTGTTTATCTTCTTCCTGTTTTTTCAACTTCATCCCCGCCAATTTATTCTCTAAAACCCTTAGTCCTTTTTCTGCTTCTTTAATAGTTTCGTCTGCTTTTTCCTTTGTGTCTTCTGGATCAAAAACCAGTGAAGCAAGACCTCCTGAAAATTTTTCTTCCAAGTTCAAAGTTTTACCTAGAGATTCTGCAATCAAATCTATACCTTTTAGCGTAGCAGTAATTGGAATTGTAACTAATCTAATAATTCCCTGGAGAATATCTTTGTTTCTTCTGGCAGTTTCTACCTGTATTTCCCGGGTTTTCTTTAAATTTTCTATTTGTGCTTTGGCAGTGTCGATTGTAGCTTCATACTGCTTCACCTTCATGTCGTAAATTTCTTTCTCGGATTTCCCTGAAAGTTTTAAGACATTTTCGTTTTCTTCTAAAGCCGCTAAATTTTCCTGATTTAATTCTAGATTCGCCGCTGTTTCGGCATTCAATTGTTTTTGTTCTGCTGAAACTCCAGACACTAATTCTTTAATGTCCTCCCAATAAACTACAATTGCACCTAGAGCAACAACCAATAAACCAATTCCAGTAGAACCTATTGCAGTTTTAATGGCATTAAAAGCGTTGACTGCTACCTTTTTTAGATTACCAAAAGCATTTCCTAAATCTTCTAACTGAGATAGACCCTGAGAAATAGAAAGGGCAGCTTGTAACTTAACCATTGTTTTCTGAAGATCTTCAGATTCCCCGCCGACTAAAGCGATAGTTCCCTGTAATGCTGCGAATCCACCCGCTGCTGCTGATATCGCCCGACCGAATGCTTGGAACTGACCAGCTCCAGTCATTGCCTTAACTGCATCGTTAGTATCGTCGATTTTATCTTTTAACTCTGCAACCCGTGCTGCCTGTTGTTTAATTTGTTCTGCTGTTGCCGCTCCTGAAGCAACCATTTGCTGGTACAGGATAGTGGCATCTCTTAGATCTTTTTTTAGTGTGTTAAACCCAGAAAAATCAAACTGTGTATTGATTGTATCTTGTGCCATTTTATGTTGGAATTATTTCTATTTCTACTTCCCAGGATCCTGTACCTGTAAAGAATTCTTGTAACGTGTACGAGTTAGAACCAGTAACACCAAATGTATCGTTGAAAACCTGAACGGAGTTTTCGTAAATTGAGTAAGAAATATCCCCGGTTAATCCAGCACCAGTGGTAATTCTATTTTGGAAAAAAGAACTTGGATCATACAAAGTACCATAGGTGTAATCAAATGTTGTTCCAGATATCGAATCTTGATTTGCCCAGAAGAAATTAACTGAATCAAAAGAGATGTAGTTCTGAGAAGTTAAAGATGCCGAAATTACACCATCGAAATTTAGTAGTCTTGTTGTGACGTTGTTTGTTCTACCAGGACAAATATTGGGTGTACAAGATCCTCCCGAAATATCTGTTCCTCCACTTACCCCAACCCAATTTTCTCCATCGGATAACCATTCTTCTACTCCGTTTCCGTAAGGAATTGTTTCATCTGGATTTGTCCAGAATTCCGAAGAATCTAAAAAGTATGGGGCGTTTAACCAAACTGACTGTGCTCCCGAAGCTCCTGTCATTCCCGCTCCACAACATGATCCCAGTTCACCCGATGCTCCAACACCTAGCCATAAAGTACTAAAATATTGGAGATCTTGGCAACCACACCCTGCTCCTGTAGATCCTTGAACCACTGCAGATCCAGAAGCTCCAACTTGTACAACTGTAGTTCCATTGGAATACCAATAGTAAGGCGTAAGTGGATCACCAGAAGCAGACGAATAAATTTCTGAAGATCCAGTTATACCAGACTCTGACCAAACCCCTGTAGTACCACCAGCACAACAAAAAGCCTCACACTCTGTAGTACCAACACAAGCAATTTCTTCTGTTAAAAATTCAGGAACAATGGGTGAACAATCACAACCTGAGCATAAATTAAGGTTTGCAATTGCACCACCCGATGTTACAAAATAGGCATAGGGCCCAGATCTGTAATAACCCTGTTGGGGGAATACACCAGAAGCAGTAGCATAAGCTTCCGAAGAATTTATAAGATCTGGTTCGTTTGTCCATAAAGAAGTTATCACGGGACCTTCACAACAACATGCCTGACAAAGAGTTGGTCCGTAACAAAGATTACCCTGAAAATAAAGTAAAGGTGCTGGACCACCCCCATCTCCTATTGTTACTCCAATAGGTGGCCAAATCTTAAGCATTTCGAATTCAACTCTGCCATCTGCTCCAAGAGCGAAATCAGAATATTTTATTGGTGACCACCAGGCATTCTGAACAAAAATTAAATCATTAAATTTTAGTCTTTGGATGTCACGGGCAGAAACAATAAACGAGGCTTTCATTACCCTGGAGAACGGAGAGTAAAAAGATTCGTACCATTTTTCCCAGAATTTAGTGTAACATGTAATTCCAGTTTGCCCAGCCCCAGCATTAGAGTTATACAGTACATCCCAAAACTGTGGGGAATTAGTCCAATTTAAATCGAATGTTGTGTTAGTAAATGGGTAGGAATCGAATTGTGAAACCAGTGGATATTGTGTTTGGGCAGTAGAAATCCCAGAATCATCTGTCAAGTACCAGGTAATACCAGTTGGATTAGCAACCAATCCGTTATAAAAAACCAAACGGGGTTTTACCTGTATAGGCTGTCTCTGAGTTTCTGTATCTTTGGCAAAGTGTGGGATTAAAAAAGTGTTAGAATTTCCAACTGGTGCTAAAGGAACCGGGGCAAAAAAAGATTCAATTTTTTTCTCCCCTGTGATTATTTCAATATTAGAATCTAAATTTAATTGCCCGAAGATTTTTTTGTTTGCCTGTTCGAATGAAAAATTATACAGGTCTGCCTCGGCAGAATCTTGGAAAACCAATTTTCTACTTTGTGTTGTGAAAATAGGTTCTACAGAAATAGGAACATTTTCGTCTAACTTGTTAGACCAGTTATATTGGTTTCCCCTTGCTATCCATTCTACCCAGGGTTCTATGTAAAAATTATTTGGATTATCTGGATCCTCCTCCCAAATTAAATTAAATTTATTTGTGATTCCCTTGATAAAATCTTTTTGTGTGTATTGGTCGTTGGGAAACATTTGAGAGGGATCTATTCTTAATCCAGCAAAGTTTCCTGTTATCTGACCCCCGTTTACATTTAATGTTTGGAAATCAAATGTACCAGGAACTATCCTGATGTAAAAGACATCTCCGGAATTTTGGGAACCGAATGTCAATGTGAAATTAACAGTAGCAGAAGCATTTTGGTTTGGAACGTTAACAGGTACCTGTCGTGTAGCAGTAGATAACTGAGTTGTAATTCCGTTTCTTATTCTGTAAAGAACAAATGTTACATTACATTGTGTTCTTGGTGGTGTTTGATTACTTCTATAATTAATCCCAACCGAACATGTAAACGATCCGCTGGAAATGTTAAAGGGCAAAGTGTAAATTCCAGTAACAGGATTATAAGCATTATAGAAATCCCGGATAACCGGAGAGGTGTTATAAACTAAAGTAGTAAAAGATCCTGGAGTTACAGGTACAGCATAAGAATTAGAAATTGTATTTAAGATAGGCGGGGACAAAATAGACTCTGCTGTAGCATCTGAGGTAGACGTAAAATAAATTTTAGAAAAAAAGGAAGCATTGTCATCAGTAATAAAATTAGAGGTGTAAGTGTACCCGGCCTCTTCAAAAATTTTATCCCAAATTACTTTCGCCTTTATAAAGGGTTTCCATTGAAACAAAGATAAAGGGTTGATTGAATTAGTGAATCCCTTGACGGCAGTTGGACTGGAATAAATTGCAAGGGTAGAATTAATCGGAGTGTTAGTTGACGGATTGTAATCATAACCCCATTCACACAAGGGATACAAAATATCTCCGTCGAAAAGTTGATTGGGTGAATTAGTTCCGGCATTCCAGGAATTTCTAATGTTAATATAAGAAACTGTATGGGAATAGGAAGAAAAATTTAAGTTCGCTAAATACTTACCTTCTATTGCCCCGCCGAATGTTCTGGTGGATCCCAGAAATTGTATTTCGTATTCGATCTTGTTGTTGATCGTGTCTGTAATTACATTCGCCAATCTGATAGACCCAGACATGAAATAAAGACCATCTATATTTATGTAAGACTCTGCCTTTAAAGTTGGATCGTAATCTTCGGAATTAACATTGAATACCGCCTTGAAATATCTGGCGTTAACAGACGAATTAGGAAGTCTGAAAGTTTGGGAAAAAGAAGACGGGGTAATTGTTGGATCTTCTAAACTCACCACGGCATCAGAAACCTTTATAGGATCTGTTGGAAGTAGATCCAACTGAACATATTCGTTAGTTCCTTGATCTCTGGAGAAAAGTTGGATATACTGCATTACATGTTCTGTTTTGGTTGGACCTTAGTGATCTGACATTCTAAAGTTACCTGAACCAACTTTTGTTGTTTAACATTAGAATAGGTGTAATCGATGTTAGTTACATCTATTGTTACGGGTTGGGTAGCATCAGTTCCAATGTACGCCCACACCGATGGAGATTCTGGAATTCCTCCCAGGGCATCTACATTTTCCTGGAGAATCCAGTCTGACTGTAAAACAAAAGATGTAGTTACTGTTTTGCCGAAGGATTTAGACCCGCCCCGAATCCAGTGGTCTACACGATTGGTATCCGATGCTGCCGAATAAGGTCCTGCTGTAGAATCCCATTTGACCGGGGTTTGGTACCAGGAATCTCCAGGAGACGAAGTTGTCTTTTCGTATAACATGTCGAAGTTAAAGTAGTCCCGCCCGCCCAGTTCGTTTAACCAAGAAACTCTTACAACTGGATAAAGATCTTCACAATAATTTATAACATTAAATCGTATAGACTCAGAAGCCACAACCCCCGGAGTTGTAGAAGTCGTTGCTGAATTTTTTCTGTATGCCGTAACAATATAATAAGAAGTGTTAGCGGGTACGGTAATATCTGCTGGTCCACATCTGAACGCCAGAATTGCTGTAGGTAAATCAAATGTTAATGACGTGTAGTTTGAGGCAGCCTGAGGTCCGCCGCCCGACCCAGAAGTATTTTGATAGAACGTAGATGAAATAAACCCTCCCGTAGAACCATAGTAATCTATCTGTATTCCTTGAACTGCCGAAGCATAAGTTCCAGGAGCCGTATCCCACCAGTTTAGAAAAGATAAAGTCTGTGTTTGTCCAGCCCCAATGTTCTGGGTTGCCGGCATACGTGTTAGGAATTTTCCGTTCCCGTCCATAATATAAGGAGCGAAATAACCATAAGGTCCAGTAGCAGCAAGGTGTTCTACGGAATCATCGTAAGTTAAAGCAGCAGGAAAAACCCGGGTTGGTTCAGTGTTAACTTTAGAATATATTGTATACGCTGGTGCTCCAGTTCCACCAGTCCCATTAAAGTCTGTTAGAATTCCATTCGAGATATAGCGTTCTCCAACTTTCAGATACACTGAACAAATTGCCTGGGCATCTGTAAATCCCGCTTGAGGTCCGAAGTTTCTATACTGAGTACTGTAGCCTTCCCCGCCCGTCCAGTTTGCCAAACTTAGAAATCCCTGCATGATCGTAGAGATATCTACCATGCCGTACCCAGACGGAGAGGGTCTCTGATACAAAGTGTAAGTTGGGGCAACTGGTGCAACAGATCCTTCCTGAACCCAAAGTTCTATAACATAGAAAAAATCTTGTTCTCCATTTTCATCAGATAAAAAGTTATAAACAATAGGATTGTAAGCAGGAGACCAAACAGGTGGAACATATGTTAAATTAGTTATCATCGTCTCATGGATTTTGTTTTTTGTAATTCAAGTTCCTTTTTCTTGATTTCACCTTTTTCCCAAACCAAGAAGTTGAAAACTGTTCTTGCTGGTAGTCGAGTTGCTTCTGAAAAATGGAGTGGATTTGATCCTGCAATTCTGTTAAAGATAAGCCACCAAGTTCTTGCTGGAGAATATTTTGGAGCTGTGTTAGGTCCTCTTCTGGCATCCCCTTCGTCAGTTGTTTCAGATTTAAAGAGCGCAGCATATTCTCTTGTAAAGATTTTACGGAGTGTAAAAAAAAAGCGTTAGCAGATTTAATTGCCGTGATGGGTAAATCCATAAAGGACTCTGCCCTCGCCTTACATTCTTGGGAATCATAGGGTTCTATTTTTATCAAACCTTTTTTCTTGGAAATAACCGGGCGATACAGAATTGCTGCTATTTCGTTTAATCTTGAGTCTGGATTTTCCGACTGAAGAAGAAGATCTAAGTCAACAAACTCTCCGATAGAAATATCTTCTATGTTCGGTAAAGCGAACTCTACACCTTCGAATTCAATGGTGTTCTGTATGTTTTCAGTAGAAGTAGAAAAAGAAACGTAGAAAAGAATTTCTTCCCAAACAATTAACCAATCCTTGTATGACAATTTTCTGAGTTCATCTACGGGACACTCGGTGATGGCAGAAACTATGGCGAACTTATTGTCCGTAGTTTCCTCGCCCACAAATTTTTGTAAATCTAAATATTTCCGAAGAGTGATAGGATGGAAAGTGTACTCGACTTTGTTGATCGAAAATTTGGGTTGTGTAATCATTTGGTGAATTGTCTTTTAATAATTTTTTTTATTGCCTCGTTAAATAGAGAGTTAATTTGTTGTATTCTAAAAGATCTGGTCAGGGATGTCCAAAATCTAGGTTTAATCCCGCCCTTACCTTTGCCTGGTCTTGGATTCCAATTTCTTCTTTTAGAAGGTGGGGTTCGGTAAGGACCAGTTCCAAGATCTGTGTATTTTCCGTAGTTCAGAGAAACAACATCCAGAAGAACATACTTGTCTGTAAACCTAGGTACAACTTTCACTGAATCCCGAAGTGCTCCAGTTTTTACGGGCGCCTGGGATCTCAGTTTTGTTTCCATTAGTCTTGCCGCTAAACTTGCTGCTCGTACAATTTCTGGTTCCATTATTCGAAGGCGGCGTCACATAAATTAAACGGAGACTGAACTTCTACAGATATCTCTGCTGCCCAGCCCGCTAAATTGTTATTGAATCTTTCGACATAGGGTTCCACAAAGATCGGGGTTTCTATGTTTAGTCCTATCTCTGAATCTGGGGTAAGCAGAATTTTAGAGAAGATGTCTTGCATTATGAGCAGACAGTTGTTGTGGGTATTGATCTGGAGATCCTCTTCGTTCCGGGCAATATCACACACGTGGAATGTAAAGCCCAGAAGTAATTTGCCGAACCTATCCATCTCAGAAAGTCTGGGAATCATAAACACCAAAGGGAATCTTTGGAATGGATGGGTATCTGTTTGGACATCCAGGTCGGAAAGCTCGCCCACTTGGAACTGCTTTACAGCAAGGTGGGACAAAGAGATATCCCGGAATAGTTCTACGGTCTGCTTATAGGAAGTGGGTGTGGACATAGGGTATTTTCAAGTAAATATGAAAACCCCAGAGAATTCATTTTTTACCAAGCCTCTTCTTGGACACGTAATTTCGCCCGGCCAATCGTAGCATACTTTGGTCCGTCTCTCAGTTCCATCACGGCGTAGCGGAAAGCATCCATGAGGTGATTGTGCTTGTCGATGGGTTTGTCAGTGCCTTCTCTATAGGAATAGTTGTAGTACTCCTCTAACAAATTCTTAGATTCGTAGTCGGCAAAGACCTGGTACTGATGGATCTTAGAAATCCCTGTTTGTATGGAGTCCGGACCTTTGTTTGCTTTCCTTAGATTTCTCCAGCCCAATCTTTGTAATTCTTCTATTGCCATCGGGGCTGAGGAATCCGCATAGATAGAGGTGTGGCGGGGAATACCCAGGGCATCCATTCTCTGGGAAAGATCCTGTGGTGTTAATGAAGATTCGTACACTAATTCCTGAACCCAGATTGTTCTGTCTTTCTTTGAAATCTTGACCAGGGCTGTTGGATCTGTCCATCCAAAGTCTAGACCATAGATTACCTCGGCTTCTGGATCTACGTCCAAAATACCGAAGCCCCAGTTCTTAAATACCTGCCCTGCTCCGATATCCCTCCAATTCCCAAGAATGTGGTGATGGTAATACTCTGGATCAGTAAGGGCTGCGAGATCCCATTCCTTT